GAAGTTAAAAGTATTCATGAACTTCCTCGCGAAAATTAAATAACTATAAATATTACTAATATCTATTAAGATAGAAATAGGAGATTAAGAATGTCAATCGAACAAAAAATTGCAGAAATGTTAGCTGAATCAAAAGCTAAAGATACTGCAGAAGAAATCGTTGAAGAAAATGTAGTTACACAGAATGCTGCAGCAGGTGACCAAGCAGTTATTCGTTCAGCTACAAATTCTATTCCAGCAACTGCTGAAGTAGACAATGAAGCTAATGCTAAAAACAATGTAGAAGACGAAAAAGAAGCTGAAGTTGCTTCTAAGAAACCTAACGTTGTTACAGCAAAAGCTGAAGCTGGTGATCAAGCTGTTATTCGCCAAGGCGATGCAGTTCCAGCAACAGCAGCTGGTAAAGCAGTTAATTTTAAAGAAGATGTAGAAGCATTAGTTAACGGTGAAGACCTCTCAGAGGAATTCAAAGTTAAAGCAGCTACAATTTTCGAAGCAGCTATCGTTACTCGTGTTAAAGAGGAAGTTAGCCGTTTAGAAGAAGAATTCGAAGCTCGCCTCCAAGAGGAAGCAGCAAAGAATCAAGAGGGTCTTGTTGAAAAAGTTGATGGATACCTCAGCTACGTTGCTGAGCAGTGGATTGCTAATAATGAAATCGCCCTTGAAAGTGGTATGAAGTCTGAAATCTTAGAAGGTTTCGTTTCTGGTCTTAAAGGCCTATTCGAAGAGCATTATATCGATATTCCTGAAGAGAAATTTGATGTATTAGGTGCTCAAGAAGAAACGATTGCTGAACTTCAAGCTAAGTTAGACGAACAAGTTGCAGCTAACGTTGAAATGGCGAAAGTCATCAACGAAGCAACACGTGAAGCTATCATTGCTGATGGTGCAGAAGGTCTTGCTGAAACTGATAAAGAAAAATTCTTTGGTCTTGCTGAAGAGTTAGCTTTTGAAGATGCAGAATCTTTCGAAACTAAGGTTAAGACAATTCGTGAAAATTATTTCACAAACAAGGCATCAACAATCGTTGAGTCTGTAGTAACAGATACACCTGTTGAAATGATCGCAGAAGAAGTTAAGAAACCTGTAGATCCTTCAATCAGCAAGTATATGTCAGTTCTCAACAACATTAAATAAGGAAAAATAAAATGACAATTCGTCAAGACTTAGTAAAAAAATGGGAGCCGATCTTAGAGCATAAGTCACTTCCAGAAATCAAAGATGGCTATCGTAAAGAAGTTACAGCTATTCTTTTAGAAAACCAAGAGCGTGAAATGAAAAAAGGTGCTGAAGCCCTTTTTGAAGCAGCTCCTGCAAACTCAGGTGGTACTGGTTTAGCTTTAGGCGGCGCTGGTGATGCAACAGGTACAGTAGCTGGTTTCGACCCAGTTCTTATCGCATTAGTACGTCGTGCTATGCCACAAATGATCGCTTACGATATCGCTGGCGTTCAACCAATGACACAACCAACAGGTTTGATCTTCGCTATGAAGAGCAAATATACAACACAAGACGGTACAGAAGCTTTATTCAACGAAGCTGATACAGAGTTTTCTGGTGCTACTGGTGCTAACCAATCTGGTACAAACCCATTTAACATGAACGTTATTGGTGGTATGTCAACAGCAGTTGGTGAAGCTTTAGGTTCTACTCCTGCTGACTTTGCTTCAATGGCTTTCTCAATCGAGAAAACATCTGTAACAGCAAAAACACGTGCTCTTAAAGCTGAATATTCAGTTGAATTAGCACAAGACTTGAAATCAGTTCATGGTTTAGATGCAGAAGGCGAATTAAGCAACATCCTTTCTACAGAAATCTTAGCTGAAATCAACCGTGAAGTTATCCGTACAGTTTACTACGGTGCTAAAGTTGGTGCTCAATTCGGTACAGCTACTGCTGGTACATTCGACTTAGACGTTGACTCTAACGGTCGTTGGTCTGTTGAAAAATTCAAAGGCTTATTGTTCCAAATCGAACGTGAAGCTAATGCGATTGCTCAACAAACTCGTAGAGGTCGTGGTAATTTCATCATCTGTTCATCAGACACTGCATCAGCATTGGCTATGGCAGGTGTATTAGATTACGCTCCAGCTCTTTCAACATCATTAAACGTTGATGAAGCTTCAACAACATTTGCTGGTGTTTTAAACGGTAAGTACAAAGTTTATGTTGATCCATATGCTGGTGGTAACAATCCATCTGCTTCTGGTTCACAATTCTTCGTAGTTGGTTACAAAGGTACATCAGCATTTGATGCTGGTTTATTCTATTGCCCATACGTTCCTCTCCAATTGGTTCGTGCTGTTGATCCTAACACATTCCAACCAAAAATTGGCTTCAAGACACGTTATGGTATCGTAGCTAACCCATTCGTTAACTTAGATGATAGTAATTCTGATAACAACGTTATCGTTGCTAACAAGAACTACTACTACAGAAAAGTAGCGGTCACTAATTTGATGTAATAATACCCGTAAGGGAACTACATTGTAGAAAAGGGAACTTCGGTTCCCTTTTTTATTGTATATAAATAGTATATAACATTAAGGAATTACAAATATGGCCAATCCAAATTGCCCAATACCTAATAATATTAATCCATTACAACCTACTGGATTTCAATTAGCTATCACAAAATTACCAGAAGTGACATTCTTTTGCCAGACTGCAATAATCCCTGAGGTACTAATTCCTCCTGTAGATATGGGTACTCCTCTATCTATTAACAAATTACCTGGTGATAGAATTACATTTGGCGAATTTACTATTAATTTCTTAATAGACGAGAATATGAATAACTATATCTCTATATGGAACTGGATCATAGGTTTAGGTTTCCCTGAAAACTATACTCAGTATCAAGAGTTATTAACATCCAGTCAAGTATCTACTCAAGCAAATACTGCAGATAATCCAGCAATTCCTCAATTTGGAATGCTACAAGGTAATTATTCTGATGCTACTTTACAGATATTAGGTAGTAATAACGTGGCAGTTAGAACAATACACTTTGTAGATTTACATCCTATTTCATTAAGTTCTTTAGAATTTAAGGCAAATACACCTGATGTTCAGTATCTAACTGGATCAGCTACTTTTGGATATACATATTTTAATTTACTTTAATAGTAGTTTATGATATAATATACTTTTGATTAATGTGAGATTATTATGAATATTGATGAAATACAAATTATGTGGGAAGCAGATTGTCAGATGAGTGATAATCATCTTGGCGAAGAAGCGACTAAATCAGCTTTACTGCATTCTAAATACATTAAACTTATTACTCAAGTTAAGTTAAAGCTTACTAAAGCTCGAGCTGACTATAATACATTGCGTAAAAATAAATTTAGGTATTATAGAGGCGAACTATCTAGAGAAGAATTACTTCAACTAGGTTGGGAACAATACCAACTTATCAAACCATTAAAGAATGAGATGGATGAAATACTTCAAGGCGATTCAGAATTAATTAGCTTAAATAGTAAGATCGAGTATCTTGAAACTATGGGATATCTATTGGAGTCAATCTTAAGTCAGATCAAGGCAAGAGATTGGCAATTAAAAACTGCAGTTGAATGGAAGAGATTCCTAGCTGGAATGTAATGAAATTAACGGTTGAAAAAATATCTGAGGTCTACATAAGAATCTATGGAGATGCTTCATGCGAACAAGAACTAGAATTGTTCTTTACATATGAAGTTCCAGGTGCTAAGTTTACTCCAAAATTTAAAGCTAGATTATGGGATGGTAAAGTTCGTTTATACTCTCTTATTCGTAAAACTCTCTATGTAGGTTTATATCCTTATCTTGTAGAATTCTGTAAAAGAAACGGATATGAATTAACATTCCAAGCTAATGATGATTATAATTCTATATTAGATAAAGAAGATATTTCAAAACCTAAGATGGATGAATATGTTGAATCACTAAACATGTATGCTAGAGGTCAACCTATTCCAGCTCGTGATTATCAATTAGAAGCCATCTATCATGCTGTAAGTAATAATAGAACAGTATTACTATCACCAACAGCTTCTGGTAAGTCATTCATGATTTACTGTCTAATTAGATATCATTTAGAATATAATAGAAAAACTATTGTGGTGGTTCCAACAACTTCATTAGTTGAACAAATGTATTCAGACTTTGAAGATTATTCAACACATAATAATTGGTCAGTAAAAGATAATTGTCAAAAGTTATATTCAGGTTTTACTAGAACAGTTACATCAAATGTTCTTATTACTACATGGCAATCGATCTATAAACAACCAAAAGATTGGTTCGAACAATTTGAAGTTATCATTGGCGACGAAGCACATCAATTTAAAGCTGCTTCATTAGTCACTATCATGGAAAGAATGCAGCATGTTAAGTATCGAATCGGTACAACAGGTACTATTGATAACAAGAAGCTTAATCAACTTACATTAGAAGGATTATTTGGTCCTGTTCATAGAGTTACGACAACTAAAGAACTAATGGATTCAGGTCGAGTAGTTCCAATTGATATTAATTGTTTAGTTCTACAATATAAAGACGAAGTTAGAAAAGCTTGTAAAGAACATGATTATAATGATGAGATGCAATTCCTTATAGCTAACGAAGATAGAAATAGATTTATTCGTAATCTGGCTATCAACTGTAAAGGTAATACATTAGTTCTATTCCAGTACGTTGAAAAGCACGGAGCTATTCTATTTGACTTAATAAAGAATAAAGCTCCTGATAAAAATGTTTACTTCGTTCATGGTGGTGTCGATACTCTAGATCGAGAAGATATTCGTAAGAATACTGAGAAAGGTGATAATACTATCATCGTTGCTTCCTATGCCACTTTCTCGACAGGTATAAATATTCCTAGTATAGAGAATATTATTTTTGCTTCTCCTACTAAGTCTAAGATCCGTAACCTTCAATCAATTGGTCGTGGATTAAGACTTAAAGAAGGTAAGAACCATTTAAAACTATTTGATATTGCTGATAATCTACAATATAAATCAAGAAGAAACCATACTTTGAATCATTTTATTGAACGTGTTAAGATATACTCAGAAGAGAAGTTTGACTATAAAGTCCATGAGGTAAAAATCTAATGCAAAACGATAGATACGTCGTTATTAAGTTAATTACTGGAGAAGAGATTCTGTCTCATCTTGTTCATGAAGATGATTATGAAATTCGTGTGTTATTTCCTATGTTAACTCGATTAGTAAATACTATGACTTTAAATGGAGCTAAAGAAAATATAGTCTTATCTCCATATACCTATTTTTCAGCTGATGACGAGTTTACTTTTCAAAAACAGCATTTGATATTTCTTAAGGACATGGATCCTAAACATGAAGCCGATTATAATACTGCTATTGATGAGTTTATAGCCCTGTCGGCGGCAAAGGTCCCAGACTACGATCCTGACGAACTGAAGAAACTTACTGAGAAATTACAGAATTTATTTAAAGACCGTTTAAATGACGATGATAATTTTGATGACATAGAAGAATTACCGTCTATTAGAGTAGATTCATCTAAAACTATACATTGATGACAAACCCAGTACAGTTATAATACCACAGACCAGATTTAATGTACAATTATTTTTTAATCGCAGCTTGTATCATATCAGCATTTCTTTTCTACTATTATTGGGAAGAAGATGACGACGACTACTAAAGTAATTTCATTTTAATTCCATCATAATATACAATTGATTTACATTATAGAAAGTGACAAACATGACTGATAAAAAACCAGTCCATTACGTGGACAATGCTCTATTTTTAGAGACTATCCAAAAGTATCAAAAAGATTGTAGAGAAGCGGAATCATGTGGAGATCCAAAGCCGCAGATCCCTAATTATTTGGGCTCGTGTATCCTAAAAATCGCCACAAAGTTAGCTAATCGACCAAACTTTATTAATTATTCTTATAAAGATGATATGATTCTTGATGGTATCGAGAACTGTATTATGTACTTCGACAACTTCGATCCAACAAAGTCAAGTAATCCATTCTCATACTTTACTCAGATTATCTATTATGCGTTTCTACGTAGAATTGATAAGGAAAAGAAACAATCATATATTCGTGGTAAGTTGATTAGAGATACTACAATAGAATCTTTTGAGACACAGGATTCAGATGATAATGAAGACTTTCATAATTCTTATATTGGATTCATGCAGCAACATGGTACGTTTGATGAATCATATGAAGAACGTCGCAAGAAGAAAAAGAAGAAGTCACATGTATCTTTAGATGAATTTATAGAGACACCTAATGAGTAAGATAGTATTTCTTGGTGATACACATTTTGGAGTCCGTGGAGACTCCTTAAAGTTTCATGTTTATATGGAAAAGTTCTATCATGAATGTTTGTTTCCATATATGAAAGAACATGACATTAAAGTTATCTATCAACTTGGAGATCTATTTGATCGTCGTAAGTATATTAACTTTAATACTCTTGCTGAATGTAAACGATACTTCTTTGATTATCTACAAGCAAATAATATCCAACTTATAACATTACTAGGTAACCATGATATCTTTTGGAAAGAGTCATTATCAGTTAATGCGCAATCTTTAATTTTAGGGGAATATGATAATATAACAATTTTTGATAAACCCTCAAGAATGCATGAAGATAATGCTTCAATAGATCTTATACCATGGATCTGTAAAGAAAATGAAGATGAAGTATCTGAGTTTGTTAATAATTCTAAATCTGATCTCTGTATAGGTCATTTTGAATTTGCAGGATTTCCCATGTATAAGGGCATGTTATCAGAACATGGGCTATCTAAAGACGCTTTTGCCAAGTATGAGAGAGTTCTTTCTGGACATTATCATACACGATCAAAAGAAGAAAATATTGAATACATCGGTACTCCTTATGAGATGACATGGCAAGATGCTTATGATCCAAAAGGATTCGCTGTATTTGATACTCAAACCCGTCAATTAGAACTCATAGATAATCCATTTACTATACATGAAAAAGTTCTATATGACGATAAAGAAAAAGATCCAATTGATTTAAAAAATATTGATATAAAGGATAAATACGTAAAATTAGTTGTAGTTAACAAGACTGACTTATATAAGTTCGATCGATTTGTTAATCAACTATATACAAAAGAAGCTCATGAAATCAAAATTATCGAAGACATGTCAGAGTTCACGGAAGGTACCATCGATTCTGATATTAATTTGGAGGATACTCTTAGTATTCTTGGTGATTATATTGATTCCGTCGAAACGGAAGGAAATAAGGAAGATATTAAAACGTTCGTAAAGAGTTTATACATTGAAGCAATGAATGTGGAGGTTGTTTGATAGTATTTAAATCTATATCATGGAAGAACTTTTTATCTACAGGCAATACAGCTAATAAAGTAGATCTTAATAAAGATCCAACTACTTTAATTGTAGGTAAGAACGGTGAAGGTAAGTCGACTATTCTTGACGCTTTAACATTTTCTCTATTCAATAAACCGTTTAGAGATGTTAATAAAGGTCAGTTAGTTAATTCAATCAACCAGAAAAATTGTGTGGTTGAGATCGAATTTTCTATTGGTACTGCTGAATATAAAGTTATTCGTGGCATGAAACCTAATATCTTTGAGATCTATCAGAATGGTAATCTCATCAATCAAGATTCTGCAGCTAAAGATTATCAAGCGGTTCTCGAGCAGCAGATCCTAAAATTAAACTATAAAACATTTACTCAAGTGGTTATACTAGGATCTGCTTCGTTCGTTCCATTCATGCAGTTACCATCAGGCCAAAGACGAGAAGTTATCGAGGATATCCTTGATATTAAGATATTTTCGACTATGAACAGTCTACTTAAAGAAAGAATATCAGAGACTAAAGAAGAAATCAAATCTCTTGATACAGACTTGAGAATTATAACTGAGCAAGCCAAGTCTCAAAAGAATCTTATAGAATCTTTGCAGAATTCTAAAGATCAAAATGTAAAAGTTATTAAAGACAAGATCGATTCTAATATTGCTGAGATTAATGATAAGACTCAGATCGTAGATCTACTTAACAAAGATGTCGAAGAACTTAATCAAAAATTGTCTAGTAAGTCTGATGTAGATAAGAATATAGAACTATGTAAGACTAATATGAATAAGCTTCAGCAAAAGATGGCTCAAGCAGATGAACACATTGAGTTCTTTACCGGCAATCAGACCTGTCCATCATGTGAACAAGGTATCCAACATGAACATAAAGATAAGATTATCCAAAAGATTTCGCATGAAAAACAAGAACTTAATAATGGTATCTCAACATTAAATTCAGCTTATACTAAATTAAGTCAAGATCTACAAGACAAACAGGATCTATTAAAACAAATTCAAGATAAGAATATTCTTATATCAACAGAAATTAATGCCATGAATATGTTGATTAAAGCAAATAAAGAATACGAAAAAGAAATTGAAGAGATGTCTATTCATGGTAATATTGAGGCTGAAAAAGAAACTCTAAAGAAACTTGCAAATGAAGCATTAGAAAAGAATAATGTTAAGATGGAATATATGAAGCAGAAAAATCTACAGGATATCGCTTCAGTTCTATTAAAAGATACTGGTATCAAGACAACTATTATTAAAGAATACCTGCCTGCCATGAATAAACTTATTAATAAGTATCTGTCAGCCATGGATTTCTTTGTTAAGTTTGATTTGGATGAATCATTTAACGAAAAGATTAA